AACTACCAATCTGGGTATTGCCAGTCACAAAATGGTGTCTTCTTTTTTCTACTATCTACAATTCTTTTGATGGTACATTCTTTACATTCATAAGAAAAAGATGATGCAGTAGGTCCTCTATCCTTTCTTGTTCTGTAAAATGAATCTACAAGATTTTTTCTTATACCACAAGATCTACATTTTCTTTCATCTAAAAGTAAATGACCTAATTTAAACTGCTCATCAAAATTCATTATTTTTCTGCTACCTATAGTTCCACATATAATCCATTCCACCACCCTTGTCTCCATACTCATCAACAAACCATCTGTCACCATCATCATCTACAAATGTTGAATCATCTAGACCATCATTGATAAAACCAAATGGTGCCATGTCTTGTTCTATCTGATTTTTCTGTTCCTGATATATTCTCTTTCTTACATCCTGGTCAGTTAATTCCTTAAAGTAATCTTGTGCTACCAACCAAGCATAGATTACCAGACACATAGCAAGGTCATCATTGCATCCTTCCTCTGCTTCAAATGAATTGTGTTTAGAAACAAAGGTTGTAAGTTCAGAAATAATCTCATAGTCATTGAAGAATAATTTATCCTCTTCAATAAGAGTTTTAAGATTCAAAGACCCTACTTTCTTGACTGTCTTGGACATTTTTATTCCAAGTTGTGTTTTTGAACCAGAAAAACCCTGACCAACAATCTGACCTGCTCTGCCTCTCATAGAGCACATAAGAAGATTCTGATACTCTAAGTCATATTGTAAGATTGATGCAACCTGGTCTCCAATATCATTAACTTCACATAATATAAATGCTTCATTATATTTCCTTGCAACTTCCCATATAATATTTGGAAACAACATTGGTTTGATTGTGTTGTTTCTATATTTTGCCACAATTCTATGTGGAAACTCTGTAATATCTGTTACAACAAATGCAGAGTAATCATTACCAACTCCTCTTGCTACGTCAACAGTCATTACATAATCATGTCTCTTCTTAGGTGGTTCATATACATCTAAACCAGCATTCCTTTGAATGGGATTATCATAGATTAGTGTTTTAAGTTTGCTAGGAGCAATCAATGTATCAACTGAACCTAAGAATTCACACTCAAACTCAATCTTAAATTGCTGTTCAGATGTATTCTTGATGGTCTGTTTCTTCCACTTCTCATCTCTGCCAGGAACTTCAGACCAGTGAACATCTGTTGGAATATAATCATTACTTCCATTCTCAGCATCATGCCACATTCTATAGAAGTGGTTCATTCCATGAGGAGTGGAGACAATTATGACCTTTGTGCTTTTGCCAGAAGTAATAGTAGGATAAACAGATGCAAAGAAGGCATCAGCGATGTGATTTGGAACGAACGCGAATTCATCCAAGAAGAGGATATTGAACGACATGCCTCTGACAGCACTCGCAGATGTAGAAGCTGCCAGTATCTTACTGCCATTTTCTAACTCCAGTGAACCTTTGTTCCATGATAGGATACCCTGCTGCATCCATTTAGGCAAGTTCTCATATGCAACTTGTAATCTACTTAAAAGTTCCCTAGCAGTTGACGCTTTGTTAGCGAGGATGCCAATATTAACACTGTCATTAAAGACGACATGGTGAAGCAGAAAAGAAATAACAGTCGTGCTTTTGCCAGTCTGTCTTGGCATTTTGCAGATGTTAAACCTATTCTGGTAAAAATTGTTGATGAGTCTTTCTTGAAAGTCATATGTCTTGAATGGTTGTAAACCATGGTCAAGAGTCACAATCTTTACATAGTTTTGGGCAAAGTAGACAGGGTTATCCTTACACTTCAAATACTCTTCAATATTGTCTTGAGTAAACTCAATTTGAGTATTTGCTTTTTTTAGATTAGGATTACCAAGATAAATTTCACTCATAAATTAATCAGCAATTCCAAGCTCTAAGGGATTTATTTATCCTACTATTAGGATCATTTGCAGTTTTAGCAGAAGTCAACTTTGACTTCATCCCTTTCATTCTCGCACAAAAGCTCTTTCTACGAGGGTTCCCAACTTTTTTTGAAGGTGCTTTAAGATCGCTTCCTGGGTTTTCACGTTCATACGACTTCCTACCTTTTTCATTCAATCCTCCAGATTGATTTTTACCAGACTTTTTTGTCCATGCTGCTGCCTCATCTACAGTTTCATCTTCACTATGAACTCCTTCTACATATTGTGAACTATACTTTCCGCCAGTTTTCTTATGAGTGTCAGAGAGTTCTGCTGCTCTTGCATCAGCATACTTTCTACTCTTTACTGGTTTACCAATCTTCTTTTCCTTCTTTCCATCAGGTGATCCCATTACTTGATAAGGCATCTCCTCAAGTTGCTCAACCTCTTCACCAACATTAATCATCAGTTCTCCAGGTTGATAATCAGTCTTATCAAATCTCTTCAGATGACATCCAGGATATACTTTATCAAGTGCTGCCTGAACTTCTGTTCTAGTGGGTGGTGAAACCTCAGGGAAGAAAACTTTCATCAACATCAATTTACCTTTAAAGGTAAACATTACCTGGTAGAGATTACCAGTTTTGGCAGGTACTCTCACTGCCTCCTCAATCTTTTTTGAATCAGGACACTCCTTTACACCATGAACAGGACACTCTTCTCCTTTATGGTTATGAGCACATCCTTTTTTCTCATCCAGATATTCTACCCCTTCACTAGTTGCTTTTTTCCAACTACCACCTGCTGCCTTATACTTCTTAGCAGCCCAACCATTGGCATATGCAGAGGGATAGACATCAAACTTTGCTTTTGCTTGTGACTTAAACTTAGACCAGAGTGAAGGATTAGTTGGAACATTCTTCTCTACAAGAATCCACTCTTTTTCACACTCAATTTTTTCAAGAATTTGTCTCACCATTGGTGAAGAACTTTCTTTAATTTTGTTTGATGTCATGATAGGTTTTCCTCCTTTGCCTGACCTGTCTGCCACTGGATCTGCTTTTCTTTTTCTTCTTACAGCAGCAGCTCTTTCTGCTTTAGACATTTTTGCTGCTTTTTCATTTGAAAGGCATTTGGGTTTGCCTTCACCTTCACCTCTAGCACATTTACCAATCCTCTCACCTTTGGTGTTGTAGCGATCCCATCCACCACCACCTTTGCCACCTTCAGGACCAGAACCAAACCACTTTCTTAAATCCTCACTTACTGAGGATCCGCCATTGCCACTCCCATTGCCATTACCACCATTGCCATTACCATTACCATTAGAAACACTACCATTCTTCTTACCATTCTTTTTAGTGGTTTCAGAATCATCATCAACAGAATGACCATTCTCTTTACGAAGCATCCCCATAGGTCCAACCATCTTGAACCCCTTTGGAATGTCTTTGCATACTTTATCAGTATAGCAATAATATTTTCCGTCTGGACACTTCTTTTTCATTGATATAAAATAAGGTCTCTTAGTATTTATAGACCAATGATTGTAAGGGGGTTAGACATCACAGTAGCAACACCAGATGTGTTATCAAACTCAATTCTATTGCTTTCATAATCTATTTTTTTCATATTTCCTAAATCAACACCATCACTAGCAATACCAACAGCACCACTGCCAGAATTAATTGCACTTATTAGTCTAGGCATCAGTTTGCAGTCTCCAACACTGATAGAAGAATTTTAAGAGTGGTGTTAGCACCAGCTTTGATTTTGATAGAGTCATTAGTTTGTAAAACTAATTTACCATCAAGAGGAATATAAGCATCATTTACAGGGACAGCTGCTTCTTTGATAATCTCTGTTGTAGTAGAACTTCTAATATGAGACATTGTAACTGTGGTCTGTGAAGAACCATAGTTAGTCACATGAGCATAAAGCACAATGCCTGTATAACCAGTGGGTGCTGTATATAATGTCTGATCTACTGTTGTTAACTGAAGTGTTTCAGTCTTAAATCTATTGAGTGCTAACTGTGCCATTTAACTAAGTGCTAGAATAAAGGGGGTCATTTCTGAGAACAAACTCTTGGAGAATGCTCTTCCACTGATTGTTCCTGTTGACTGATTTATCTGAAGGTCATCACCTATACGGAAATTACCTGCTTGATCTGTGCTTGTATAAATTACTCTTCCACCATTTTGACTCTTAACTTCATTTGCTTGAATTGTAACTCCACCTCTTTTTGGAGTGGCAGATGTTATATTATTTCCAGCACCAATGTATTCAAAAGTATGAGAACTAGCAATGATTTTACTTTGTTGGAAGAAGTATGCAGTTGATGCAACCCCAACTGTATTAAGTAAATTTTCAGCAAGTGTTAATGTAGTAATTCCAGACACCATGGGTGTAGCACTATTTATTGTGTAGTAAGTATCTGCCATTACTGCTGTAGCAGTGGCAGTTGTGCCAGAATCAGGGGCAGAAATAGTGACTGTTGCATTTCCAGTATATTGACTTCCACTGCTTATTATATCAATTTCTGTAACTATACCACCCTCTAGTGTTGCAAAGGCA